ACGCCCAGATGGGACGATCCGCCTAGAGCCCGATATTTGGGATTGGCAGATAAGAGAATATGAACCGGAGGGAAGGACTGAGACGGTTGCTGACGTCATCAGGAGACTACTTTCACAATCTGGATTCAGAAACCGTGAATACGTTACGATGACGGAACTTAGGAGTGCCATACATGGCGATACTAATGCTATAACATCTCGCGTTAACAGAGCTAGAAGGGAAGGTTCCATCGTAGTAACATCATTCGGCAAAGAGAAAAGATGTTCACTTCCGGAAGACATTTATTGACAACTAATCCATCACTTACTTACTTTCAGTAAGTGAAGTAAGTAAGTATCGGGAGGAGGTGTGCTAAATAGCACGAAACGCTTACTTACTTCCGGCCCCTATAGGCCCGGAGTAAGTAAGTAAGCGATTCTGCGTTATTTAGCTACCCCATCCTCAACTCCCGAGGCGAAAACCAAACCGAAAAGGAATCAAAATGCTGAAGTCCAAGATCATGGGAATGTCCGCGCTATTCACAGCAATCGCGCTCGTCCCGACGGCCGTCATCTCTGAGGCCGGTGGTGCCGCGGTGCGGTGGCAGTCGTCGGCACAATATGGGACGTACGCCATGACTGTCCGGGGCGTTCGGTACTACTGGAATAACGATGCGTGGTGTTCCGGACACGGGCCGCAAACGATCTGGGTGAACTGGCCTGGGGACTGGGGAGTTACCTCTCGTCAAACATTCTCGACAGACTGCTGGGTCCAGACGTACCCGCACATCGGGTGGTGGGGAGGGAAGCGACTGTCGGCATACCCCAGGATCATTGGGAACGAAGCCGAGAAGGGTCCAGGACACTCATCTAGGCTTCAGTGGGAGGCCGCGTATGACATCTGGCTCAATGCGTCTAGTGCTGGCGCGGATAATGGATATGAGATCATGATCTGGGATGATGTGTCTGGAGTCAGTCCGGGCGGCCCAGTTATTGCGACGCCTACGATTGGTGGCGTGCGGTACCGGTTCTATCAGGGAGCGGGAGGCAACGGGCCGGTGTCTGACTTTGTGCGGACGTCAAATGCGGTCGCGACAGTGACAGACATCCGGCCAGTCATCTCATATGCGGTGCGACATGTCGGCAATTACAAAGGACCACCAGATCCTGTAGTGTCAACAGTCGAGTTTGGATGGGAGGTGTGGGGGACAGGAGGGGCTGCTGTACGGTTCCATATGTCTAGATTCTCGATGTCTGGGTAATCGAACGAGTTTTCGAGAAAAAGAAAAGTGGCGTTTGGGTATTTACTTTTCCGGCTCGGCGGGGTACGATCGGGTCCGAGAGCTGACGATGCCGCGTGAGGTGGTGATTAGGGTGGAGGGTTGTAGTACTGGCCCGATGGTGGTTGATGCGGGTTTGTCCCTTAGCCCGGCATCATGTGGATTCGCAGCATTGTCTCTGAACCACGGGGGCGGGGTGGCTCCAGGCCACCACCCTAGCGCACCGCCCCGCCCCCGTGTGAGACCGCAATGAGCGCCGGTTCCTGGCGTAGTGCGCCCCTGCCGCCTGGGTGGGGGCGTCTGCGCATGACCGTTCTGGCGCGGGACCCTGTGTGTCAATGGGGGATGCTGCCTGGAGAGCAGGGTCCTTGCGGCGCGGCCTCGACGGAGGCAGACCACATGGGGCCTCCAGGGGACCACCGTGTTGAGATGTTGCGCGGGATATGCCGGCCGCACCACATTCAGCGGTCGGGTGACCAGGGTCGTGCCGCAAAGGCTCTACTGGCGTCCAGGCGGTTGCTCCCGGTAGAGCCACACCCAGGGTTTGTACGTGAGGGGGATGCGTTGTTATGCCTCCATTCGTTCCAATACAAAAGAAGCGCACCCCAGGCGATGGCGAGAAGGCATGCCCGCCATGTAACGGCATGGGCAGCATCAACGCACATGCCTGTCCCACATGCCATGGCGCGGGTGCTGTCCCTGAGGACTGGAAACCAGGGGACGGGCCAGTGCCCGCCAAAGGTTCAGGTTCAGGTTCAGCTTCGGCTTCGGCAAAGGATGGTGGTGGAAAGAGTGCAGTCTAACAACACAGCTACGGCCACTGGGCCAGCTCCAAGCGTCAATGCGGGGGCTGGCAACAAGTACAGGCACCTCGGCGTCAGGGTGGGCAGTGGTGCGCCCGACTGCGTGGTGAACCTGGAGACAAGCCCGGACGGCTCTACATGGGCGGTGGCGGATTCGGTCACGGGCGGTGGTGGCCGCTGGGCGATGGCGGGCCTCAACGTTGCGGCGCAGTATGCCCGTGCCAACGTCGTGAACCTTGGAGCTGCCCTGGCCGGGCGCTCGGACGCGGGCTGCTCCACCAACAGCACAACGACGGTGACCGACCCTGTGGCTGACGCCTCGGACGGCGGCAAGTCGATTTCAGGGCCGGGCATCCCGGCTGCGGCCACCATCGTTTCCGTTTCGCCTGGGGTGGGGTACGTCATCTCGGCAGCGGCAACTGCCACCGCTTCGGCGCTGACGTTCATCGTTGGCGCGGGAGTGCTCCCAATCTCAACAACGCTCGTCTACACGAGCTAGGTGACCATATGACAGCCAAGAAGCGGCCAGAAGAGCGTACCGGCGGCGGCACAGGCATTATCGACGACCCACGATTTATTGCCGTGTCGCAGGGGAAGTCCCGACGCAGAGAGATTCCCATCCCGGATGCCAATCCCAGCTGGCATCCAACGGCGCGCTCCTGGTTCAATTCTCTGGCTCTGTCGGGCCAGTCCGAGTTCTACGAGGCATCGGACTGGGCCACAGCAGTAATGGCGGCGCAGATTTACGATATGTTCATGCGGACGTACCGGGCAAATCTGCTGCCGTCATTCCTGAGACTGTCAGAACGGCTTGGCGTCACGGTTATTGACCGGAAGCGCAACAGGATCGAGCTGAACGAGCCCGAAGTCACAGACCATGATGAAGAGGCCGCAGATGAGGCCGTCATCAAGTGGCATGGACGGCTCGGCATAGTCAAGGACGGAAGTGGGGGCGATGGTTGACTTCAATCCTGCTGAGATTCGCGGGTATCATGGCCGCTGGATCCTTGGAGGCCCAAGGCATAAGCACATTCGCCATGCTCTTGCCGAGGCGGCGTTGCGGGAACGCCTCCGGCCACACGCAGAAGCGAGTATGAGGCCGGGAGATCGCAAAAGGACTCCAGGCCTAGCAACCAGCGGTGGAATTGGGTCTCGTGGGGTTCCTCGCGCCACATCGGCGGATGTCAAGAAGGCACAAGAGCAAGTAGCGGCTGACCGGGTCGCAGCGGCACATGCGCTCGCAACCGCAACTGGCGGCAGAGAGGGCGGCAAGTCCCAGGAAGAGCGGGATGCCGAGAAGGCAGCGAAGGAAGCCGAGAAGGCCAAGGGTGACAAGAAGCGTGCTAGGCAGGGGCGGCGGAGACGCGGCAGGGGTCGCGGGGGTCGCGGTGGCATGAATCTCCTGCGAGGCGCAGGCGTACTCGGCCGCCTAGGGCTCTATGCGCATTCTCACAAGAAGGCAAAGGCACCTGCCAAGAAGAAGGCCAAGGCCAAGGCCAAGACAAAGAAGAAGGCACCGGCAAATAGGAAGACCGCACTCAAGAAGAAGACTGCAGCAAAGAAGAAGGTTCATCCGGCAGTGCACAAGGCCGCTAAGAAGGTCGCCGCGCGGCGACACCCGCTGGCGCCGAGGCCGAGGCCACCGGCTGGAGCACGTTTTGGCGCTGGAGGTGCTGGCGGTGCTGGCGGTCCTGGTGGTGGAGCTGCTGGGAGAGGGACTGCGCAGAAGGTTACGCCGAGCGCACAGGTGATGGCGAACCTGGCGCGGTACCTGTCTACACCATAGGAGGTAATTTTGTGGATATTGCGCCGCGTGACAGGTTGGTCACGCTGCCTGATGGAGTTCCGAATCTGACCCTTGGGTGGGAGGCAATCCATTGGGCCGCGAAGTACCTCAAGCAGCCAGACGGGCCGGATGCCGGACTGCGATGGGAGTTCACGGAGTCGCAAGTTCGGTTTATGTTGTGGTGGTACGCCATAACGACGAAGGGGCGCTGGGTTTTCTATCACGGGGTGCGTCGATACCCAAAAGGGGCAGGCAAATCGCCGTTCGCGGCCGTTCTGGCGATGATAGAGCTGCTCGCTCCTGTACGCCTTCTGCGCTTCGATGCCGACGCGCCTGGAGGATGTATTGGCAAGAAGGTGGCGATGCCTCTCGTTCAGATTGGCGCTTCATCCCATGACCAGGCTAACATCAATACGATGCGCATGGTACGGGCTCTTCTGCCAAAGAACTCGCGGATTCTGCGGGACTATGATGTCGAGGCCGGGAAGACCATCTTCCATATACCTGGCGGCGGCCAGCTCATGGTGATTACCAGTTCTCCCACTACCGAGGAAGGTGCGCTGGTCACATTTGCGATTCTAGACCAGACGGAGAGCTTCACTTCGTCAAATGGCGGAGTCGACCTTGCGGAAGTTATGGACCGGAACGTCGCCAAGCAGGGGAACCGCATCCTAGAGACGTCAAATGCGTGGGAGCCCGGCAAAGAGACGGTCGCCGAGACGACGTTTGATACCTGGGTTGCGCAGGAGGAAGGCCGACTCAAGGGGAAGGGGCGAATCCTGTATGATTCACGTATGGCACCTCCTGATATCGATTTTGACGATGTGGCTTCTATTCGTAAGGCTGTTGAATTTGCTTACGGGGATGCGTATTGGGTCGATATTGAGGACATTGTTGAGAACCGTATCCTCTCGCCGCGAACGCCGCTTGATGTCTCAAAGCGCTATTACCTCAACTGGCCAGAGTCGCCTGAGGATGCGTGGACAACTCAACAGAAGTGGGCGCGGATGTCAGATCCTGACTTCCGGATCGAGGATGGCTCGGACATCGTCATGTTCTTTGACGGTTCACGAGTTGAAGACGCGACGGCGCTGGTCGGATGTCATGTAGAGACGGGATTCATATTCTGTCTTGGCGTATGGGAGCCGCGCGGTACACGTTTCATTCCGGCGAATGAGGTACACCTGGCTATTCAGGAGGCTCGCGAGCGCTGGCATGTGTGTGCATTCTTCGCGGACGTGAAGGAATGGGAAGAGTCAACCAAGATCACATGGCGTGAGTGGTTCGAGGATACGGTTGACATATGGGCGGTCCCGACCGGACGTGATCCACAGCCAGTTGCGTGGGACATGCGCTCGCACGTCGGGGAATTCACGCAGGCGTGTGAGATGGTGCTGTCCGAGATCAATTCGGCTTCGCCCGTGTTCGTGCATGATGGGGACTCGGCGCTCGGACGGCATGTTACGAATGCCCGGCGTCGCCCGAACCGGTGGGGCATATCGATCGGAAAGGAATCGCCCAAAAGTCCCAACAAGATTGACGCGTGTGTGTGTATGATTGGGGCGCGGCATGCTAGGCGGCTCGTACTTGCCTCAAAGAAGTACAAAGAGCGCAAGGAAGCTGCCGCTAAGAAGGGTGGGCGTCGTGTCTGGTCGTTCTCTTAGGGGGTGGGTTGTGTGATTATTGGCATGAATGATGTAGTAGAGACGACTAATCAGGCTCTTGTGTCGCGGCAGTCGGAGCAGATACGGCTGCGCCGGATTGCGAATTATGTCCGTGGACGGCAAGATCCGCCCTATACACCGCGCGGTGTAAATGCGGAGTACCGCTGGATTGCTAAGAAGGCGCGGCGGAACTTCCTGCCGCTTGTCATATCCGTGATCTCGGAGAACCTACACGTTGATGGGTACAAGCCTTCCGGCACTACCGCGAATCAGCTAGCGCAGCCGCAGACACCACAGCCAGAGTGGCAGGCATTCCGCGCGAACCGGATGGTGTCTAGGCAACATGGCGTTCACAGGGCGGTCATCAAGTATGGCTCGGCGTACACGGTGGTGTTGCCTGGACAAATGACGTCTGATGAAGAGCAGCCTGCAAATGTGCCCGTGATCCGGCCGATATCGCCGCGCCGCATGACGGCATTCTATGCTGACGATGTTGATGATGAGTGGCCGCAGTTCGCGATCGAGGTCAACATCATCAACCTCCCGAAAGGGACTGCCAAGATGCTCGTGTACGTCTATGATGAGGTGAACCGGTACATCCTTACCGGGGATGCCTCCCCCAACATGACGAACTCTAGCCTTCAACTTGCTAAGCCTGATGATGTCCTGCTTAACGGGCAGCCGGTACTGGCGGCACATGGCATGGGAGTGTGTCCAGTTGTGCGCTTCCTGTATGAAGTCGACCTTGATGGCGAGGAAGACTGTGTTGGCGAGGTCGAGCCAATCATGCCGATTCAGGACCAGATCAACTTCGACACGTTCAACTTGATGATCTCCACGCAGTTCGCCGCGTTCCGGCAGCGGTGGGTGACCGGTATGGCGCCGGTGGATGAGGAGGGACGAGAGCAGACTCCGTTCCGGCCTGGCGTGGACCGCGTGTGGGCTTCAGACGATCCGGCTACAAAGTTTGGGGAGTTCGGCGAGACAGGACTCACCCCATACTCGGCAGTTCGCGAGGATGGCATCAGGCATATGTCTACGCTCTCGCAGATTCCTCCGTACCATCTGCTAGGGCAAGTCGCGAATATGTCGGCCGAGGCACTCGCTGCGGCGCGGGATGGCCTTGACAGGAAGATCGAGGAACTACAGGCCGGTATGACGGACCCGTGGAGGAACGTGTTCCGGCTTACGTCGCTCGCTTCGGGCAACAAGGATGGCTGGAATGACCTCTTCGGCACTATCGTGTGGCGCGATACATCGGCTCGTGCGTTCGGCGCGACGATCGATGGCCTCACCAAGATAGCGCAGATGCTAGGGGTTCCTGCCGAGGAACTTTGGGCGCGGATTCCGGGCGCTACGGCTGATGACGTTGCCTCGTGGCAGCTAGCGGCGCAGCGCGAGAAGGCGCAGGAGATGCTACAGCAAATTCTGAGCCAGCAACTTCAGATGACGCCTGGTGCGCCTGGCGTGCCTGGTGCACCGCCTTCGCCTCCTGGCGTTATGCCTCCAACGCAGCCCGCTATCCCGCCCGCTCCTGGAGTTCCGCCTGCTGAAGCTGGTGGGCCATGAGCGTAATGGTGCCGGGACTTCCGGTAGTTGGTGACGTAGCTTCTACGATGTTGTTCAACGGGTACCAGGCTGAACAGCAAGCTATCGCGCGGCGTGTGTCCCTAGCTATTGGTGTGATGTGGACGCAAATGGTGAATCCCGATAGCTTTAGTAACTCGTGGCGCAGTCTTGGACCAATTGTGGAGGGGATAATTGATACGCATTATCAAATGTCTGCTGCTTCTGCTGCTAAGTATTACGGGATGTCTCGTACTATTGCTGGTCTTTACGGGATTGTTGTTCCTGGCAGCAATATTGCTCAAAGCTATATCTCCCATGTAACGAATGTGATGGGGAATGGGCAATTCTATCATCACCTCAAGACTCATGATGCGGCGACGTCATCTGTGATGGCGAAAGATGCCCTTTCCGGAGCCGGGGTGCGCCTAGTCCTCAATGGTGGGCGCGGTACTGTGATACAAGCTGCTTCGAGCGACGCGGATGCCCTTGGGTGGGAGCGTATCATTGAGGATAAGCCGTGTAGCTATTGTTCTAGGCTCGCGGCCTCGACTGGGATCCATAAGGAAGCATCAAACTTCCACGCACATGATGACTGCCAATGTCTAGCTCGCGTAGTTTTCCAAGGACAGCATTCAGCCAATACCGACCTCGCTTCCGACTGGCAGCGGGTAACAGCAGGCAAAACCGGGAAGGCCGCAGAGTCGGCCTGGAACAAGTACTGGAGTAATCATGACAACGCCATCGCCATCGAAGCCGCCAACGCCGGACCCGGATCAGCAGCTCCGTCAGAACCTGCTCAAGAAGAAGCAGGCAATGCCGCCGTCGCCTAAGAATGAGAGCAACTCGCCGCGCTTCCCCATCAACACGCGCACCGGGCCCACGAACTCGCTGTCGGCGGCGATCAAGGCAGTCGGCCGCGCCAAGCCAAACACGCCGGAAGAGAGGGCAAAGGTCCGGCGGTACATCATGGGCGTAGCTAAGTCCAAGGGATGGAGCGATGACATCCCGCCGTCCTGGAAGCCGGATGGGACGCTCACGACCGGCGGCGCGTGATGATTACGCCGGGCGATGCCATCCTGCTCTGTAACGGCAAAGAAGTAATCTTTGCCGGGATCGACATCGACTCGGGCTGGCCAATAGTGGAGTTGCCCGGCGCGGGCCTAACTGCGATCGACCCAATTCTTGTACAGGAGGGATTGCGCTATGATTGAAGTCGTTCCGCCGACTGACGGCAGTCCCGTTCCGGCGACGGTAATATACTTCCTACGGGGGAATGACATGTCTGTCGTGGCGCGGTTCCCTACTATTGCGGATGGTACCGGGTACCAGGGTGAGTTCTATTACAAGACTGACCGCGCCACTCCTGACACGGACCCGACAACGATTGCCTATGCGGCGCCAATTGTTGCTGACCCGGATAACACCGGCGCGACGATGTCAACGTTCCAGATCGATGCGGCCGACAATGGCATTAATGGGGCGTTCTGGTGGAGAGTCGATGTAGTTGATCCAGGTGGCCTGCGGAGTACTGTTGGCTTTGGCACACTCTTGGTGGAGGCGGTGTTATGGTCCAGAAAGAGGAACACACCAACATGCCTGAGCAGCTGCTTAGGTACTGGACTACAGGAGCCGGCGCGGCAAAGCTTCACTGGGGTGTCCCCGGCGACTTCGATGCGTGCGTCACAACGCTCTCGAAGTATGTAAGTCCTGGCATGGTCAAGGGGCTGTGCGCAAACATCCACAGGCATGCGACAGGAGGGTGGCCCGGACATGCCCCTGGGCTTGAAGAAGCCCTGACGGAAGCTCGCCGGAAGTCGGGCTAGACTTTCGGCCGCGAGTACGGTATACTCCCGTCTAGCGAGGTGAAGCAATGAGTGAGGCAGAAGGCAGGACTGGATTTGAGCGGCGGGTTCTTCAGACAAGGACTCGCGGTGCCCGCCCCGAGCGCCTTTCTGCTGTCCCGTATGTTGATGTCGTTCAGCCGATTGCCGCGCAGACCATAACGGTGTTGCCAACGACAATTAACCTCAACATCTACCAGGGGGATGACTTCTTCCTTGACGTAACGGTAATGGATGCCAATAACAACCCTGTGGTGTGTACCAACTCACAGCCGCTGAGCCAGATTCGCCTAAGTCCTAATGACCTGACAATTCTTGCTAACCTTGCCATTACTGTTGATGCCACTACCACTAACCTGCTTCACCTTCACTTGCTTGCCGCGGACTCGAACCTCTTGCCTCTCGTTACAGCGTGGGACCTTCAGCTGTCGAGCCCTAACGTCCTGACGATAGCTGCCGGGGTAGTCAACTGTACGCCACAGGTGACAGAATGACTAGCCCATACGCGCCGCTTCAGGTGACCGTCAGCACGCCACCCGTGATGACGGCTACTGCTGTGACCACAGGCCCGCAAGGTCCGCCAGGCCCGGCTGGCCCGACCGGCGCGACTGGTGCGGCTGGGCCTCCGGGAGCGCCAGGCGTTCAGTGGTACAACGTCAAGACGCAGTATGGCGGTGACAACACTGGCGCGGCCGACTCGACGACGGCCATCCAGAATGCCATGAATGCGGCAGCTACTGCGGGTGGTGGAATTGTTTACCTACCTGCTGGCAGCTACAAGATTTCTTCCTCTCTGATACTGAATGGCTGGAACAACGTCACGATCTCGGGTGATGGGCAAGCCACATTCATCAAGCCGACTACGGGCGTGGCCTTTTCAATAACGGGAGGCAATGCTAACCGCATAAGCAACCTCATGATTCAGTTCGCATCTACGACCACCAGTGCGAACCCGGTTGGCAATACTATTGGCATCGCGCATTCGACTAACTTCGAGATCTCTAATGTAGAGATCTTGTATGCTAATGGCTGGGCGCTAACCATCACTTCCGACGCAACCGGCGACAGCTTCTACCCGGTTGTCGACAGGTTCCACTCGTATTACTGTAATGGTGGCATGTACTGTATTGGTACCGCGTCGCCCGATGGCATGATGGGTGTGTTCATAACCAACTGTAAGTTTGATTACTGTCAAACCAATGTTGGAATTAACTTGCTGAACGTCTGGGACGCTCAGATTACTAATATTGATGGCAGCGGCAACCTTCTCGGCATGGTGAGGGTAACGGGGCTCGGCGGCGCAGTCGTCATGAACAACGTCGACTTCGGGGTTGCGCCTGCGGCGTCATTCGGCTTGCTTATTGAGCCTAGTGGTGGTAATGTTCCGGTCGATGTCATGGTGTCAAACTCGCTCATTCAGCAGGGGAAGTATCCTCTACAGATTACTGGTGGCAAGCAGGTCACATTCAGTAACTGTGTGTTCCAGCAGGCTGCGAGTGTTGGCGCTCAGCTTCAGGGCACGCTGACAGACCAGGTGACCTTCAGCAATTGTATATTCGCGTCGAATGGCTCTACTGCTGCGCCTAATAATTATGACCTCAACTGGAGTGGTTCCGGCAATATTTCTGTTATTGGATGTATGTTCAGTTCCCCGATCGGTACGGCGGCCGGGCAGGTTGTTAAGTCGACGACCTTTACTGCGGGCACTTCTCTTGTCATGGGATGTACTTTTGCTGGTGGACAGGGAAATGGATTCGCCACATACCCGACATATTCTGTTGGTCACAGCGGCGATTCGCTGTCGAACCTCCAGACTGTCATCGCATCAAAACTTACCGTCACGGGCAACCTTGCGACGTTCGTGAGTGGCGTAGTCTTTACGCCGAGCACGGCCGGAGCGGGCAGCATAGCTAATGGTGGTACGATTACTACGGCTGGTGTTAGCTCGACAAGGTTCGCGCCTGCTGCTGCGGTGACCGGGATCATTATGAATCCTGGTACGGTAGATGGTCAGTCACTGGCTGTAATCAATGAGGGGGCCGGGAGCATAACGTTTGCTGCTAGCGGTTCAAACGTTGCTGACGGGGCGTCTGATGTTATCCCGGCTAGTCATGCTTCACGTTTTATCTGGAGCACTCGCGTAGCATTGTGGTTCCGGATATGATTACTTACAGAGAGGTTTAATCATGAGTGCTGATGCGGCAGATGCGGCCGTAACGGGCGCGACCGGCGCTGATGATGAAGGCGCGTCCAGCCTGCTTGACAGCATGCTGGAGGGCGCGGGTACAGAGGAAGAGGCTGATGCCGACCGTGATGACACGGCGACACAGCTTGCGCATTGGAAGGACATGTCCCGGAAGCACGAAAAGCGTGCCAAGGAAAATGCCAGTGCGGCGGCGCGGCTTCGCGAGATCGAAGACGCAAACAAGACCGAACTACAGAGGGCGCTTGATGCGCAGGCAGAAGCGGAACGCGAGCGGGATGAGGCACGCAACACCCATTCCCGCATGATGGCTGCGGCATCGAACAACCTTCCTGTAGAGCTCATCGATTTCCTCGGCATCGGAACGGACGATGAAATCGGTGAGCGAGCGGAGCAACTCGCCAACATCATCGAAGAGACGGCACAGGCGATTGCGGAACAACTCCTAGCGGACATGGGCGTCAGCCGGAACGGCGAGACGCAACAGCCGCAACAGCAGGGCGCACGTCCTGTCGAGTCCTTGAGGGCCGGATCGGCCCCAGCTGGCGCAACGCCATCAACTCCGGAGCAATGGTTCCGCAATCTAGTCAATGGACAATAGCTATCGCCACTGTGCGAGGAAAGGTCTTTTGTGCCGACTTACAATACCGGGATTGTCCGCAGCAGCGGGACTCCCGACCCACTCGTGCCGCAGCCTCTTGCTGCGACGATTATCCAGGAGGCCCCAAAAGCCTCGGCCGCTCTTACACTCATGAACAAGACGACCCTGTCGTCTAAGACTCAGCGCATGCCAGTGCTCGACGTGCTGCCAATCGCGTACTGGGTCGGCGGCGACACCGGCATGAAGCAGACGACCAACATGGCGTGGCAGAACGTCATCATGATCGTCGAGGAACTTGCCTGCATCGTTCCGATTCCCGTCGCGTACCTCGATGACGCGGACGTGCCGCTCTGGGCGCAAGTTCAGCCTCGAATCACAGAGGCCGTCGGCGCGCTGATCGACTCGGCCGTGTTGTGGGGCATCAACAAGCCTGCGACCTGGGGCGAAGCGGTGTACACCGGCGCGGGCAAGTCGGGCCACTACACAGTCGAAGGCACCGGCGTCGATCTTGGCCAGGACGTATCATCGCTTGGCCAGATGATGGCGCAGACCGGCTACACCGTCAGCGGCTTCGCGGCGATGCCCGGCATGAACTGGAAGCTGGTCGGACTCCGGTCGGCGCAGGGCGTGCCAATCTTCCAGCCGAACATGTCAGACACTCCCGGCGGCAAGCTCTACGGCTACACCATGTCCGAAGTCAACAACGGATCGTGGGTGCTTCCTACTGCTGGCGCGCTGCTGCTCGCCGGGGACTTCAGCAAGGCGATCATCGGCATCAGGAACGACATCTCGTTCAAGATGTTCGATCAGGGCGTCATCTCCGACGACACCGGCAAGGTCATTCTCAACCTCATGCAGCAGGACTCCGTGGCCATGCGCATGACCATGCGGCTCGCCTACGCGACTGCCAACCCGGTCACCGTCATGAACAAGAACAAGACGATCACCCAGCGGTGGCCGTTCGGAACGGTCCTTGGCGTCGGAACGACGCCGCCCACGTCCGCCCCGATCAATGTCATCCAGGCCTACCCCGGCGGCACGATGCTCTCCACTAATGGTGGCGAAGAGGAAGAGGCCGCAGGCGATGCATCTTCGTCAACCTGGGAGCAAGGTGCTCGCGAGGCCATGGACGATGCCCGGAACCGCGCGGCAGAAGAGGATGCCGAGTCCGAGTCCGAGTCAAAGTCCACTCGCGGCCACACTCGGCGCTCAACTCCCCCACGCACGGACAAGACTGAGGAGTAACAATCATGGCAGAGCTGCCTAGCCTCGCCACGCCGGATGATATCGCGGCGAGGCTAGGCCGTAACATGAACCAGGTCGAAGCCGCGCGGGTCGATGCGCTTCTGGCCGACGGCAGCGCAATCTTGCGCAGGTACTGCCGTAGGGATTTCGTGTTCTATGCCACAGACACAATTACGATGACGGCCGACGGCGGCATCATTAAGCTGACGTCGTGGAAGCCAATAGTCAGTATCGATGAGGTCATCGCGCTCTCCGGGACGCAGGGTGTCCCCGATATCCCGGTGACATGGTATCACTTTGATGCTGTCGATAAGATCACGGTGTTCAACCCGTCCCTGTCCGGCATCATTAACCTGCCCGAGATCTGGTATGAGGAAACATTCTGGTGGGGCGGTAGCTTCCAGATTTCCGGATCGCACGGACATACGGACGTACCGGCAGACGTGGTGTCCGTTCTGTGTACGGCTGTTACGTCCGAGCTAGCGACGCCTACCATGTCCGCGACGCTCATGAGTGAGTCTGTAGGGGCTTACTCATACTCGATGCGTCGTACTTCTGGCGCGGGACTGAATGCCGCGCTGATCGATGCCGGCATGAAGACGGCGCTCCAGGACTACCGCCAGAGTTATGGGACGCTGAAGGTGAGGTTGTAATGACTAGCCCGGTATTCCCGTTTGGCCTCACGATGACGCTTATCCGGCGTACTTTGTCGGGTACTGTTGATGAGTATGGCAATGATGTATACAACGAGACGCCGGTCACGGTCACAAATTGTGTATTCGCTCCTGCTGGAAGTTCCGAGAACCTGACATTCGCAGATCAGGTATCTTCTTTTGATACGATCTTTATGCCGGCCGATACGATTGTATCGACCCTTGATGCTATCGACTGGAATGGCAATAGGTATGAGGTTGCCGGTGAGCCGAGCGCGTGGACCTCGCCATTCTCCGGGCGCGTGTCTCCTATTCGCATTAGCGTCTCGCGGATTACGGGGGTGACGGCATGACATCGGCAAGGTACCCAACCGAAGTCAAGTTCACGATGGATAGGCAGGGTGTTGGCGAGCTACTTAACTCGGACAAGATGCGTGTCGCCATGGAGGTCGTGGCGGAAGAGATCAGGTTGCGTGCAATGGTTCTTGCGCCCGTATCCGCATCTGATAAGCACCCTGGAAGGTACAAGGCTAGTTTCCATGTCAGGTCTCAGCGTTACGGCGGGGCAACAAGAGACCGGGCGGAAGCTATCGTATACAACGACTCGCCGGAAGGGTTCTATGTAGAATTTGGTCACAGAGGTCGTGAGCCGTATCACATCCTTGCTAGCGCAGCGTTTGTCAAGTTTAAGGGGACTGCGTAATGACTACCCCTGTCACGATGTTCCCTGATCCTGAGATCATGCTCATGTACGTACTGGTCCCGCTGAACCCGGACATCCGTTTCTCGACCATATTGCCGGCTGGAGATCCTACTAAGATCACCGCAAGGATACTCCGGACATCTGGTGTTAACCGGAACATTTGGGTTGACCGTCCTGTTATTGATATTGATGTATTTGGACCTAAGTCGCAGGCAGGAAATGTCTCGATTGCTGCTAGAACAATCCAAGCTCAAATGTTGTCGCTCATGAGCGCAACAACCCCGAATGGAGTTATACAGCACGTAACAACCGTAGCAGGACCGCGACAACTACCGGAGGTCAACACAAACTTCGTTCGTTTTTCCGCATCATATGAAATGCATATACATTCCTAGGAGGGAATGATGGCAACACAGTCGAAAGACGCAGCAACCGAATACGACCTGCCAGTTCCACTTTCCGGTCTGACGCCACCGGCGACTGGGACGTACAAGGACAACACTCTGCTCTACGCGGCCGGGGATGTTGTCGCGTGGGTCGGCATGCCGAACAACGCGACGCCGCCGATCGGGTTTGAAGACCCTAGCTCGCTCGGCACCAGCACCTACAAGTGCCTTGGCTGGGCGGACGTGGCCGGGTACATCTTCAAGCTCGACGAGACCATCAAGGACATTCCGGCCGCCGGCATCCTGACGCCGGTCCGCACAATCCTCACCGGCGGCATGAAGACTGCTCAGTGCGTCTTCCTTGAGGCGCTGAACCCGTACGTCCGCTCGCTGTATGACGATGTCCCGGTCTTCCCGGTTACGGCATCGCCGCTCAAGCCGCCGACGACTCCGCCAACCGGCCTGCCGCCGTACTCGGTCTCGTACATCATCCCGGACCCGCCTGCCGACAACCGGTACGCGATGATCTTCGACAGTATCGACGGCGCCAAGCGTCAGCGTCTGTACGCGCCGTTCGCCAAGGTGACGGCACGCGGCAACGACCAGGCTCAGCAGGGCGACATCGTCATGACCGACCTGACGTTCACGTTCTACCCCGGCACGATCGGAACTGTCCAAAACGCCGTCGTTCAGCGCTCTGTGAACTACGGCAAGGACCCAACGGCGTACTTCACGTGAGCGAGAACCAGGGCCCTGAAGTTCTGGGGCCAGAAGAGTTTCCGGTCGATGTTGACCTCGATCTCATTGACGAGTCACTGCGCAAAGAAGCTGTCGGACAGTCGGTCACAGTCCGGCTCGACGGCAAGATCGTGCACATATCGCACGCAAAGGACTGGTCATCAACCGCGATGCGCTCGGCGGCGGCCGGTGACTGGGACACATGGGCACGCGAAGTCATAGATGACGACTCGGAGTTCCAGACGTGGGTCAACGCAGACCTGCGCAACTACCAGATCGAGGCCGTGTTCAACGAGTGCGGAAGGCAGTCGAGAATGAACATGGGAAAATCCAGAAAGCGCTCTGGGTCGTATCCGAATATCCAGAGGAGGTAGAGGCAGACCTACAGCGCTATTATGGAGTAGCCATGACAAGTCTTGGCACGGATCTCTCGTGGCGTAAGCTGCTGGTGCTAGTGGAACATCTTCCACCGGAGGGTGCGTTGAATACGGCGATACGGAACGCGACGCCGGACGAGCAGCTAGCTGTGGCTGCTGGCGATCCGGCGCAGGCTCCGTGGAGCACTCTTGAGTCTCTCATGGCTGCACTTATCGATGAGGTCCGGAATGTGGGGTGGATGTACGCATCAACTCACACAAAGACTACGGTACAACGACCGGCCTTGATAAAGCGCCCTGGTGCAGCAAAGCACAGGGGCCGGAAGCTTATGCGTATGAGTGAGGTCCGCGAGCTAGACCCGCGCCTCAAGGACATGAGTGATGCCGAGATTATCGCGCTCATGAGTGGTCCGCAAATCGAGGGGGCGAGTTAGATGGCCGGGGAAATCTTCGTTGGTAGCGTCTCGGTTGGCGTCGTTCCTGATGCGCGCGGGATCGAGCAGAAACTGCGTGACCAAGTCGTACCACCGGCGAAGACAATTGGCGATGAAGCCGGCACGGAGATGGGCGATGCTATCACCGGCAAGATGGGCAAGGCCGGTGATAGCTCGGGCGGCGCTTTCGAGAAGGAATTCAAGAGGCGGCTGAAGCTTGCTCTTGATTCACTTCCGAAGGCGAAGGTAGACGCTGATGTTTCCGAAGCCGATAGGAAGGTTGAGGAAATCCGCGCGAGGATCGAATCACTACACAAGACTGGAGTGATAGACCCGGAGCGAGCTGCGAGAGAGATTGACAAAATCGCTTATGATCTTACAAAGCTACGTCTTGAGGCAAAGGACATTAAGATCGACTTCGATACCAAGACGGCGCAGCGTCAGCTTTTCTTGTTGCGCGGGCTCGGACAGGGAGCGACAAGGAAGGGTGGAGCGCTTGGCGGTGTAGCTCCTGCTGAAAGTGCTATTCAGACCGCATCCGGGGCAGCTGGAGCCGGTAGTGGCCTTCTTGGCAACATTATGAATTTTGTTGGCATGTTTGGTGGTGGCAGTGGTGGTGGAGCGGCCACAACCGGGCTTACGGCTGGTGGTGGTGCTGAAGGTGCTGCTGGTACCGCTGGTACTGCTGGCGTTGGCGGAGCTGGTGCTGGTACTATTGGCCTTGGTGCTGTGGCAGTACCAGCAGCGGCAGTTGGAGTGTCGCTCCTGGGGCAGGCACTAGGTGGCGCAGGGGTTGCCGGACTTGGTGGTGCGCTCGCGGGGGTAGGTATTATTGGCGCGATCATGTCCGGGAAGCTCACCAAGACATTCACAAGCTTCGCGTCCGGTGCTAAGAAGGACTTTATCAACGTCGGTTCGTCATTCGTTCCGGTCATTGGAAATATTACCCGGTTGCTTGGTTCCGTCATGAAGACCATGACGCCGATCTTCAAACTTGCCATGTCTATCATGTCTGGTCCGCTTCAGGTATTTGCTGGAACATTGGTCAAGGCATTCACACAGCCTGCCGTACAGAAGTCTATCCTCGCGATAGCTAATGCGTTCTCGCAGTTGATGAAAGCGATGACGCCTAACATCACAGCCGGGATTAAGTCATTTGCGGAAGCAATAACTCGAATGGCACAGGCTGTTGCTGCCAATCCGAAGGCATTCGCTGACCTAGTCAACTTCTTCTTCCAGGTTGTTATAGCGGTAATCAACGGCATCGCTTACCTGACGAAGTTCGCGAACTGGATCGAGACGAACTTCCCAAAGGTAATTCAGTGGTTCAAGAGTGTTGCTACCTGGATCCAGAATAACTTCCATTGGATTAAGTGGTTCTTGCCTGGTCTTGATATATTGCTCCTGTTCGTCAAGGCTGTTATCAAGTTC